CTTCTATGAAGGAGTTCAATACTACTGCGATGTTCTTGCGGAACGTGAACTCGACTGCAAAAATGTTACAAACAGTTGTGACATCATGTTGCAAATCTGCGTTTGGGATTGATCCGTTTGATCCTACTTACGCACCGATGCACGCTGCAGTTGTGCAAACATTGGAAGAGATTGATAAGGATTTCAACACATTCAGGAATCGTTCATGGAAATCTGATGCTGACCGTCGTACTTTTCGTAAATGGACTAGCGTTCTTCAAAAAGCAACTTTCTTGAAGGATATGTTCCCCGTAACTGTTATGCGCAAAGTGACCATTTTTAGTGGTAAATTGTTTGCTGAACAAAATGCAGTTGCGCGTGCAGATGCTGGAATGTACACTGCAAGACCTGTTGTGATTGGTTTACATGGTCAAGCGGGTTTGGGAAAGACAACAATACTTAAATGTATCACCCAACTCGTTGGCCGCGCTCTACATTTCACACCAAATGCAAATATCACATTTACCAAACCTTTGGAGTCTGATTATTGGGATGGCTACGTCCCAGTATTGAATACTGAAGACGGTTTGGAAGGTACGATAGCTGCGAATTTTGATGATTTCCTTCAATCGAATGATGTGAATGGTAGACGAAAAGACGTTTTAGAATTGATGAGAATGGCGAATGCGGAGTTACGAGCTCTCAATATGTCTGCTGTTGAAGACAAGAAAGATTATTACTTCAATTCTCCATTGATGACTTATTCCACGAACATGATGACGTTGCCTAATCACGAACACATGGGCATCATTTCGAGAGAAGCATTCACACGTCGTGTGGACTTGATGTTAGAGATGACTCGCTCATGCAATGATGGAACCACAACGTTATGGAACAAGAAGTGTTTCAGGGCACTTGCAGATAGTCCTACTCTTAATGTGCGCGAAGGTGATACTCTCACCGCACGTGAAGTGTATGAGCTGACAATGGCGTGCCATTCCATACACCGAGATGCTAGTACGAACATGAGTAATGAGCGTGTTTTTGCTAGTTTTGATAGTGTTGTGGAAGACGAGTACTCTGACATGGAATCATCAGTTCCCGACGAGGAAGAAGAAGTTGTTGTCAAGCGAAAACCTATCCATCGTGATCGTACGTGGTCCTCTAGGAAAGTTAGATTCCCTCGCACGCTTTCACGTGTTGGAAAAGTTCAATCGACATCCGCAGCATCCAAAACCGTTAAATTGGAGGAGGAATGCAATAAAACAGTTGAAGAAGGTTCAGATGAAGAATCTACGGATGCGCGAGTTTTCATGGCGAACTTACCCACAGCTCAAAGTGATGACCCTGAACCCATCAACATGCCTGAGATGCCCATGTTGTCGCCGCCGCAAGTGGCATTCGAACGAGAACAAGCTCGTGTTTATTTGGCTTCGATTAATGCTGACACGAACTCTCTAACGGAAACTTTTATGTCCTACTTGCGTACGCCAGAAGGACAGACTGTTGTTGTTTTGATACTTGTTGCAGCACTCGCAGCCATCCTTTACAAGTTGAAGAAAGGATTTGGTAGTTCTCCTTCTTGGGAGGACGGCGAGCCCCAATCCGATCTCACGCGTGTTCAGCGTGTTCGACAACGCCCACAAATCCGTGCGAGAAATGTGACTCGAATCAACAAACTGAACAAAGCTCAAGCTCTTTTCGATTCAACGAAAACTCACAATTCAATTATGAAACTGAAGAAGTTATGTGCTTCTCTTATTTTCGCGACTGGGAAGAGTGAGTCTGTGACTCGAGGTGTGGTTGTGGGTAAAGGCAGATTTCTTGTCGCTGCTCATTCCATACCTGACATGTTTGAGGTGGTTGAAATTTCTTCGAGCCTTGGTTCAGAAACAATTTCTTCTTCCGATACTATGGTCGAACTTTTTGGTTCGGACCTTGCAATTGTGGATGTGGGTCCACAAGGTTTTAATACACCATTTAGTTTGAGGAAGTATATGGTTGAAGAAGCACCACCTGAAGGTAGCGAGATGTACCTGTTGACAGATGCTGGGAACACCATTTTAGCCCGCAACTCGCATGTGGGTCATGTTCCACACTTGAAGTACACCACACCCACTGGTGTAATCAAGACGGATAATGGTTTCTCGTACAACATAGATACTGCTCCTGGTGACTGTGGATCGATTGTGTTAGCAAGTGTTAACGGCCATTATCGCTTTGTCGGTATTCATGTGGCTGGGAATACTCACCATAGCATGGGTTATGCGGAATTTATTCCTCAAAGCTCTTCAGAATTTTTTGATGAGATTTTCACAGTTGACGACTTGTTAGACGAAAATAGAGGCGAGGCTCTTCTCAGGAATTTAGATCGCGTAGGTGAAACCCCAAGTGTGTACCCATACAACAGGATCAACCAACGCACAGCCCTGAAAGTCTCCCCAATGTTTGGACTCTTTGGGAAACCAACAAAAAGACCCGCTCGTCTAACTGGACCCGGACCTAATGGTACAGTTTTGGAGTCAGCTGCATCGAAATTGAAGTCTATTTGTCGGCAAAGTGTTCCGGTGACAAAAGTTAATGAAGCTCTTGGACGGTTAGACGCTATCTATCCTAAGATGGCGCCCTACAAGCGGTTAGATACCAAGACAGCTCTCCAGGGACAAGCGCACAACCCTATGGTGATGTCCACCTCTGGAGGACTCATGGATGGTTCCAAGAACAAATGTGATTGGTGCGACCGCGATAAAGAAGGACGATGGGTTCCTAAACCTGCTTTGGAGGAACGTGTTGAGAAACGGTTGGAGCTAGCATCCCGCGGTGTTAGAACTCTGACACTGTATGCTGCCCAACTGAAAGATGAAAAGCGTGATCTAGAACGTGTTGCTTTGGGCAAGACACGTTTGTTCTGTGCTGCACCGTTTGATTATTGTCTCGCAGTGCGAGCACTTTTCCTTCCTCTCATCACGGAACTCGAACGTTTACATGTTGAAGGACCCATCAAGGTTGGTTTGAATGTTCATAGCTACGAGTGGTCGCAGCTGTACAGATCTCTATGCAAAGCTAATCACACCTTGTTTGCTGGTGATTTCTCAAACTTTGATGGCACTATCCCTGAAGCTTTACTCCGAGCTGCTGTTCACTGGATTGTCAAACACAGCAATGTTGTAAACAAAGATGAACAGCAAATGTACACTATTCTTGCTGAAGTGATAGATTTTCGCCTTGTTGTAGGTCGACAGGTGTACAGATGTATTGGTAACCCTTCTGGTAATCCATTGACCACTGTTCTGAACTGTATTGTGAACTTTATAGTGATGTATGTCGCTGTAGACACAGTTCGAGAACAGTATGATTTGGACTTTGATATGGATGATGTCACCATTGCGACCTATGGTGATGACAATATTGTCAGTGTTCCTTGTAAGGATTTTCCTGTACACTGCTTGCCAGATGTCGTCAAACATCTTTTTGGTATGACGTACACAAACGCAGACAAAGGAGAAGAATTGCGTGCTTTGCAACCATCAGAATTGACATTCTTGAGCCGTTCGTTCAGGAAAACGCCTAAACAGATGGATGCTCCCTTGCCTTTGGACACTGTCAAAGAGATTTGTTACTACACCCGTGGCAGCAAATCAGAAGTTGCTGCAAATATGGTGAGTGCTTTGCAGTCTACTTTGCTGGAACTTACACACTTCCCCAAAGAAGTGTATGATGAATGTCTTGATACGATGTATTCTCACCCTTACTTCAAGAACATCGCACGATTCGTCAAACCACGCCTTTATGGCGATGCGAAAGCGTTACGCTATGGTCAACAAGTTGTTGAGATTGTTGGTCAGTGTTGTGTACGCCCCGTGGTTGGTCAACCCTCCTCGTCTGCCCGTAATTTACCCGGTGCAGCCTGGCCAGCAGGCCCCTTTATACACAAAACTGAACAACGAACAACAGCTGCCGACTTCATGCGAACCATGAAGAGGTGGGACCCCAACGGCGATGACAATGGTAATCAAGATAAAGCCGATATTGCGTCCGAAGAGAGTACAGCTCAAGCTCCCAAACAGGACTCACAAGCAATACGAACGACGATTGAGCACAAGGAACCCACACAACAGTTGACACAGAACACGATGTTTGATGCAAATGTGGGTATCGAAGGAACAGTCAACAAAGCGACCTACTCAAAGTACCATGCAACTCTACCAACCGAAGAGTACAAGATGAGTGGCATCATCGATCGTTCTTATCGAGTGGCACAAATTGAGTGGAACACTGACCATACACCAGACACTGTCCTCTGGGATGCCAATTTCCCAGACGTTTTGCTTAACCAAGCAAGCGTCATTGACCGTTTTAATGGGTCAAAATTTGGGCGTTTTGGAGTCGAGCTCACAGTGCAAGTCAATTCTCAGTTTTTCTGCTCTGGATTGTGTGTCCTGGTGAACAAACCTGTTCCTTCTTATGTGGAAGATTCAATTCCAAACTCTGCAATTCAAGCATGTGGTTGGAAAAATGCAACTATTAGCGCAGCTGCCAAAGAGTCTGTCGTAATGCATCTCCCGTTCATTTGGCCTTCAAATGTTATGGACGTGGAGCAAATGCTTCTAGACAAAAAGAATGCTGTCGCAACAGGACTGCACAAAGAATTACACCATGTTCGCCTTATGGTGTTGGTTCCCTTGCGCACGAGTAACGAAGTGACACCATCATCCATTAGGTTGAATATCTGGGCTAAACTTGTAGATCTTTCTTTGTATGCACCCAACCCCATGATTTCACTACCTGCTCTTGTGAAACCACCGATTTCTGAGACTTACCCAACAGAGTGGTACCATCGTGCTCGTCTTAAACAAGTGCGCGATGAAAAGAAGAAAGTGGATAAGATTGTTGGACAGTCTTTTCTATCTGAACTTGTTCCTGGAGTTGTTGGAGCCCTTACAAACAACCTTCTGTCCACACCACACAAGGAAGCAAAGAAAGTGCAGAAGACAGGAGACGACACAGGTCTCTCGGAAGGAGAGGACAAACCACCTGATTTCTCACTTATTAGCATGGCAGGTGGTCTCGTCCACCGTGTGCGACACAAGTGGGGTTTCCAGAAACCAACGAGCATAGCTGCAGAGCAACGATGCACATTATCCTACGACGGTGGTATGTCCAAGAACTCTGGCGTGGATTTTGTTGAGAATGTCATGCCCACTAAAGTGTCCTATGTTTCGAGTGATCCTAGTTTTGCTGGTGAGAATGAGCCCGAAGATGACCTGCGTCACATAACTGGCACACCTAGTGTGCTAGGAGTGTACGATTTGCAAGTTGGAGAAAGTTTCGACTTTCCTGTCAACCCACACTACGTTCGCGTGGAGGGTGGGAAGATTCACCCAACAATTCTCTCTCACACAGCTCGAGCTTTCTCGTACTGGAGAGGCGGTATGAAGTATATGCTTCAGATCGTGTCTTCAGCTTCAGTGAGTGGTAGGATAAAGATCTCTTTCTATCCAGGAGATTCTGCCGTGACCGATTCAGAAGATCTTTACTCAAACACGATTGATATTGCTGGTGACACTTTGCGTCCAGTTTTTATCCCCTTTCTCACAGACCGTATTGTACTTTCAGCAGATGAACCACTTGGAAATCTTAAGCTCGAGTGCTTATCGCTCAGTGTTCCAGGTAATCCTTCTTACAAGTTCACGGTTGTAGTGTGGGTCGCTGGCGCCGAAGATTTTGAGCTGTTGTGGCCTGGAAGCCAGTTGCTTTCCACTGCTTCCCCAGCACAGAATGTTGGCCAATCTTACATGAGAGCAAGGTTTAAAGAGACATTCGAACCCTTTCATTCGAGTTTCAAGGCAACATCTTCCAAGGGAGTAACGATGAATCAAGATTACAAAACTCTCAAGGATTTGCTGAGCTATTACAGCCCAACGCATGCCGCATCACTTGAACAATCTGCCATTTCTGTGAATGGTGCGAGTGTGAACGCGACTTTTGACGGCAATGCAATGTGGCCAGAGTCATCGTGGGATGGTGTTGAAATTCCGAACATGAGACATCACTTCTCACGCCTCTATCTCTTTTTCCGTGGTGGAACCCGGTACAAGGTGGTGTCATACCCAACAGCTGGCAACCCTATTGTTGCAACGCTCATACATGGTGACATTAATGTATCCACCAACATCATTACATCAGCAGACGAAATGCTTTACTACGGCTCACCTCTAGTGATGGCCAACACTCAGTACAGGAACATGGCTGAAGTAGAAGTTCCGTACATGTACCCAGCTATCTTCCTTCCAACGAGAGCAGGCGAGTTAGAGCGTTCCAAAATTGGTGATTGGTGTGGTTCCCTCGTGCCCCAGATTCAGATAGATGCACGAATGGCCCCAGCCGTGAAAGATACGACAACAGTTTATCACGGCAGAATGGAAATTTACACTGCTGTGTCCGATGACTTCCGTTTTGGTTACTTGGTGTGTCCCCCACCAGAACCCATTCCAGCACCTGAACCAGATGTGCTTGTTATTGGAAGTATCGTGACACAAAGTGTGTCAACAGTCGGGAACGTGCCGACTTCTTTTGAATCACCCTCAGTCGCAGAGAGTGATGATGATTTTGAAGTTGTACAGGTTACCCGTAAGGGTTCTCGCAACCCAAAACGGCAATGAGTGTCAGTCCGCGACCAGGCTGACCACTTGTGCACTCTGTGTGCAAGTTTATTTTTAAAATAAGAAAAAATAATGTTTAGACATAGAATTTCAATAATTTTAGTCCACGCAATTATTTGAGAAAAATTTTAAAAAGATGGCAATTTATTAAGAAAATCAAATTTATA